TTACTTTACGGTTTCAATTTAAATGTGGGTAGCACTGTGCATGTGCGCAGCGTTACCCTCAATAAATAATTGACGAGTTAACGTGCGGGTTCGGCATCGGCTATTTTACATTTTCGCCACTTATTACAAATCTCTGAAACTCATCTTCATCAATGTACCATCTAAGCACAATATCAAAAGCCTTTTGTCTTTCATCTGTACATGCGTTTCTTTTTGCAATTAGTTCTTTCACTACCAATATAGCCACTTGCTCGTGGCTAATTTTAACGGTAGTTGACAATGACTCTTCGATTTTCCTGTAAGATTCCATATAGGCATGTAAATCAAATCCTTTCATATTTTTACAATTATTAGGTAAAGTGAGTATTAAAGTCAATTATTAACTGAGGGTAACATTCGCTATGTTGCACTGGTAGAAGCGACAACATAGCTCAGTAGCGTTATGTGCAACCTTTTCACACTTCGTAGCAACATTCTCCGTTAATAATTAGCACACTTTCGCAATCCCAACCACATAATGATATTGGATATGAAAGATGGGTTTCATTCTGCCCCTTTTCAGTTAGCCAAATAGCATCACACATTGTCGCCAATAACTCAAAATTCGGGTATTCCTTTTTATAATTATCTCCATAGTCAATATTGCATTTCGGCAAATCAAGTAAGTCTTTCAAGCTATCAATTATCATTATTTTTGCATCGGGTTTAAATTTCAGTTTAAAACTGTTTGCCTCATTGCAATCTCTAAAGTTTTCACTTTCACACCAGTCTTTCCATCCCCAATTTGAATTTATTGGAGAAGTCCATAATCCACCTTTCGGCTTCACCCATCTTTCATTTTTAATAGGTTTTATTTTTGATGGTTGGTATTGCTTTTCTCCGTAGTGAACAACCGTAAGGCTGCACATAACATCACCTTTGCAAAAGCGTGGTTTGTAGGTCATTTCAAGTGTTTCCATTCTAATTATCTTTTGTAGTTAATTTAAGTTTTGTGCTTCTAAGCCCCGCCTTCGCAAAGGTGCAATCCGTTATCGGCAACCTTAATCCTGCTCTGAAACAACATTCTGAACATCATTAAGTTTTTCTTGCAAATGACTAATTTGTGATTTTAACTGTTCGATTTGATGAAGCAATCCGTCATTTACACGTTCATCGTCTTTTAATTTATGCCAGTTTTCTCCAATAATACGGACAATTGCATCCGCCCATTTCCAGTTAAAATGATAGCTTTTATCAGTATGTTGCCAAATTACATTTTCAACAGATTTTTCAATTGCTTCGTCAGTTATAATTTTAGTAAGCAATTCTTTATTTTCATTGAAAAGTTTTTGTCTTAACTTCAAAAATTTATAATTTTTAGGGTCTGAAATAAATTCATCTGTAATTTCTTTAATCAATTTTTCGTGTATTTCATCTGAGGCATTGATATAATGTTCATAAATGAAACTATTTATTTCATTATAAAACTTATCCGATAATTCGGACTTAATTTTTTCTATTGTTGATTTTAGTATTTTATTTGATACTTCATCAACTTGTTTCTCTGTAAATACTTCATTTAGTGTTTCCATTATTTTTAATTTAATTGTTTAAAATTCGATTAATAAAAGGCAGCCGATAACACGTAATATAAAAAATTGGCTATCAGCGTTTGTGGTAAATTGAAAGGGTCTACAAAGCCAACTTTTCATATTACCACCGTTAATCAACCCTATCTTCCGTTATCTTTCCCGGCACATCCAGAATCTCCATACACTTCTCTCGTATTGCTTTTTCGCCACCCAATTCAGCAATCCGTGAATCTCTTATATATAAAGGTATCATTCGTACTTTATCCAAGATCCGTTTTCTTCCGGCACCAGGTGCGCGGGTCCGTTTTATTTTTTCTTTCATTTTCATACGACAAAGGTAATACAATAACTATCATATTTTACATTTTAATAAAAATATATTTATTTATATAAAATAGCAGAACACGACATGTTTTTTGACACTTTTTTACTTTCATGTAAAATAGTACCACACTTTATTCGTAACTACTTGATACTCAACAAAAAATATTTTTGAAAATTTCCAAATATTACTACCCTAATTAATATATATTAATTACCTTTACTTCATCAAACAAACAATACTAAATCTTAGAAATCATGACAAAAAAATTCTAACCATGAAGACACTATTCACCATTTCAACGATCTTCCTGTTTGTAGGATCGTTAGTAGCCATCAACTGGCTGGGAAAACAATCACTACCCACTATATTAATTGCTCTTGCATTCTGTGCCTCCTGGCTCTGCTACTTTTACGTTTTGATCACAGAAAAGGAGGAAGAGAAATGAACGGAGATCCAAAATATAGAGGACACTGTCCAAATTGCGGTGATGATACATATACTTGCTATGACGAGCTCTGCGAATCATGCGCAAAAGATGAGCCGGTAAAATGTCCGATGTGCGGAGATATGGTTCACCCTGACCATATGACAGAAGAGGGTTGTTGCATCCTTTGCGCTGAATACGAATCAGAAGAAAGGACAATAAGTTCAACAGAATTCTTTAATTCACTAAAAATAATACTTGAAGATTATGAGCAACGTGGAAGTATATCAGCGTAAATTACCAAGCCTAAATGACATCTACGCGGATGTTGACGGAACCACCAAAAATACAGCTCTGGCTGTAATACTTAATGCTGAACCTCCGCAGAACTGGATCAAGGTTCATCCGATGACCAAATTCAAATACATCCCTATTGAGAGAGTTGAATACCTGTTAACTCGAATCTTCGGAAGATGGAAAGTAGAGATCAAAGAATCGGGAATCCTGGCTAATTCAGTACAGGTGATTATACGCCTGCACTACATCGACCCGGTAACAGGGGAGTGGGATTGGCAGGACGGCATAGGAGCATCTCCATTGCAGACAAACGCAGGAGCCGGGGCGATAGACTTCAACCAGATCAAGAATGCAGCCGTTCAGATGGCATCACCGGCAGCTGAATCATACGCCATAAAAGATGCGGCAGAGAAGCTTGGTAAGATTTTTGGGAAGGATTTGAACAGAAAGGACGAAATCAATTACCAGGATTTGAACGAAAATAATTCAAAACGATTCAAGGAACTGGAGCGAGTACAGGTAATGATCGAAGATGCCAAGAATGTCACCGAACTTGAAAACCTGCGTAAATACGTCACCGATGATACGAACAATCAATTCACACTTAAATATAAGGAGGTACTAAATGCAAAATGAAATCTTATTCAGGTGCAGTCAGTTGGGGAAGCTGATGACCGAACCACGCTCCAAATCAGAACTGTTGAGCGAAACAACTAAGACATATTTAACCGAGGTTTATATCGGTCTGAAATATGGGAGGAACAAAGAAATAACTTCCAAATACTTTGAAAAAGGGGTTCGGTGCGAAGAGGATTCAATCACGCTGTTTAGTCGCGTATCTAAAGAGATGTTCATGAAGAATGAAGAAACACTGCGTAATGAATGGATAACAGGAACACCGGACATCTTCCGTGGGGATGGGATCCTGAACGCTGAATATGTGCCGGACATTAAAACAAGCTGGGACATCTTTACGTTTTTTAAAAACAAGACTGGAACGCTTGAAAAGGATTATTACTGGCAGATACAAGGATACTTATGGCTGACCGGAGCCATGCACGGATCAATAGCGCATTGCCTTGTTAATACTCCCGATCATCTTATAGAAAAAGAGAAATCTAATTTCATGTATAAGAACCCTGAACTTGGATACGAAGAATTGGAGATACTACTCGCAGAGATTGAGCGCAATTATAAATATGATGACATACCTATCGAGGATCGTGTGCATATATTTGAGATTGAACGCAACGATACAGACATCGAAAGGCTGAAGGCAAGAATTGAAGATTGCAGAATTTATATTCACAATACATTTAATTTGTAAACAAAATGGAAAAATTAATCGAACAAATTCAGAGCCAGTTCATGGCCAAAATCATTAACGGTGATTATGTCATTAAAACGTTTCAGGAAAGCTATCTGATGATAGAGGTAGCTGACAAGTATCCGTTCGCCCTATGGTTAGGAGCAGATGCAAGTATGATCCACATATGGTCCGCAATAGGTGGTAACTTCATGCCATTGCCAGACTTTACACCCGAAGAAAAAAAACTAATTTTCGAATACACTAAACAACTCCGCGAAGATAATAAAGATGAGATCCGAATGGCTAAGATAATTGCACTGAAATCCGAACTTGAAAAACTTGAATCTATATGAACATATTCAACATTATAGGAATCGCCATCGCACTGCCTTCATTGGCGGTGTTGGCGATAGCCTTAAAGAATCACTATCAGCAGCAGCAGATGGACCGCAAACGGTTGGAAATGAAACGCAGGAAGATGGATGCGTGGAAGAAATCACGGAGGGCGAAAAGATGGGGGTAAACTATATCATACGCCACCGGGTCAGATTTTGGAATAATACCTGGAAAAGATACCGAAGCAAGATTATAGGATGCGATTCAAAGGATCACGCCGCGCAGAAACTTGGGCATGAAGTACGAAAATTGCCAGGGTATTATTATCACGAAATAGAATCAAACGAAATTGAAGCAGTCGACATTATGTTAAATTGGATGAGCGATGATAAAACAAGGTAAAGACATCAAATATACACAACGGATCATCCGACCATCGGAATCGCTATCCGGAGCCAGGGCTGTGGAAAAGAGCCGTAACGCTTCGGC